TATAACGTACTGGTATACCCCCAGTGGCCCTCGCCCCGCTGCTACTTTAGGTTGCATTACCTGGTCATTTTCTACCTTAGGTTGTGTTTTTAGAGCAATTCTAAGCAAACTGTGTCGTTTTTAGGATATGGCAATAGGTAAAGCCTTGAAATCATTACAAAAATAAACTGTTTGATTGTCAGATATCCGTAAAATATGTCGCAAAAAGCCTACCCCCTCAGTTTGTGATCACAAAAAGCTAACGGATGCACATACTCTTTTTGTGATCACACTCAGAGCAACAGCATTTATTTGTGATCACAAACCATAGATCATCTCTAGGTTGTGTCACATCTGCAGCGCAATCTTAGGTTGAGCCTATATAAGTATAATGAGTGATCGCGCTTAAGCTTGACCCTATCAAAAACTTTAATTTGTTTCGTTTGTTTTCAAACACTTAGCAGAAAGTTTAATAAAAGTAGTTCAACCTTAAACTATCCTGTTGCAATCTTGGATCAAATAAATCAGATTGGTTACATCGAAAGCGACAAGGCGAAACGCACAAGGTTAAGACCTAGCACAAGCAGCGTCCTAGACGATCTGGCCGGATAGAAGACCCGCCAAAACTTAGAAAGACAGACTAAAAAACTACTTGACTAACAAACAAAACTAAAACAGACTAAACGACAACATAGACACAACAGAACGGATCAAGCATCGCAAAAAGTAAACGTATAGCATAGCCAAAGATTTACAAAATATCGTAAAGACTTTGGATGCTTTCCAGCCTAACCGGATTGAGCGTTTACAAGTAAGCTTTGCAGTTCAAATTAGTCAAACAAGTAAGGATGCGGATACAAGGTTTCGCTAGAGCAGAATATCGCCGAAGGTTACACTCTAACTCCCCTAGCAAATCAGTGTGGCATAAGCGTCCGTTGTGAAACGTGCGCCTATCTGTCGAGAGAGACTTTGGGCAATAGAGTGTTGGTTGCAAAAACAAACTAAAGCAGCGTCCGGGCTGACATTCCAGGCGTTGCACTCAAGAACTGTCTTGACTATATGATTGACTTGATCGTATGCTCTAGGAAGTTCAACACAATGAGGTGACACAATGAGAAGAACGTATTACATTTATAAAGGCTACGATAGAGAGAACGCCCTTGCTATCATTGCCCCAAACGTGAACAGAGAACGGCACGTAGCAGAACTGAAAAGACTTGCCAAAGAGAACGGACATATTACAATCCGTAATTGTCTAGGCGGTCTTGTTTCTGAGATTACTGAGGAAGGTAAAATAAATTCTTTTGTCTCTTGACAGGTAAGCCTTTCGGGGCTTACTCTCTGGATACACAAGTTCAACACAATGAGGTGACACATGACTTATAAGCTTTTAGGCGTTGGTACTAACGCTAAGACAATCAAGGGTGATGGTGACGAGTATCTCACTGCTATTCTATACATGACACCATACAAAGTGATGGTTGATGGTAAGCTATTCAACTCGTGCAGTATGGCTGCAATGGCTTCATGCATTGACGGTTGCTTGTACACTGCAGGGCGTGGTGCCTTCAATAATGTACAGACTGCTAGGCAGCGTAAAGCTGAATGGTTCTATCGTGATCGTGATAGCTTTATGGCTCAGCTTGTGATTGATGTTGCTAAGTTTGCTAACTATTGCCGCAAGCGTGACATACAACCATGTATTAGACTGAATGGCACGACTGACATACGTTGGGAGCTTATCTTGATTGACGGTAAGAATATCTTTGAGCGGTTCCCTGATGTACAGTGGTATGATTACACTAAGATACCCTAACCGCAAAGGTATCACACTTAGATAACTATCACTTGACTTGGAGTTACTCCGCTGCCTAACCCTAAGTATGAACAATACTTTGATGATGTAATTCCGCAACGGTATGTCTGTTGCTGTAGTATTCCGCAAGCCTATCAATCTTAAGACTTGGCGTGGATACAAGGTTGTTGACGGTGACAAGGATGACTTACGCTTCCTAGACCCTAAGCAATCTATTGTTGCCTTGTACGCTAAAGGCAAAGCTAAGAAAGACCAAAGCGGATTTGTTGTTGACATTGCCGCATAAATCAGACTAACCTTAACTTATCTTAACTGTCTTAGAAAGGACATCACTATGTTTTACTGTATCGCTACTAAACCGCTTAATGACCGCACCAATGGGTTCCGCTTCAATATCCTTGGCATCAAGGGCTTGACCCGTAAGCGTAAGACTTTCAGCCGTGGCTTCAAGCTTGAGGCTGGTAACTGTATGACAGCCTTGCATCTTGGCAAGCGTACTGTTTACTTTGAGCGTAAGCCTAATCGTGCTCAACACGGCGTGTCCGTCACTTCGCAGGCTAACTTATAGTGGGGCTGAAATATGCCCCAACCTATCTAACTGTAATATATGGAGACACTACTATGACATTCGACAAATCACACCTAAAACTCATTCGTCAATCTATGCAAGATGCACTGGATCAGGCTGGCATCAAAGATGTGACCATCAAGGTTGGTAACTGTAGTTATTCTGGTGGTGAGGCAACCTACAAGGTGCAAGTCTTACTGGATGGTGCAGAAAGTCATGAACAGTCTGCGCTGGGCCAGATGGCAAGCATGATGAGCATTGACACAACCAAGATTGCTGAGATTAATGGTGAATCTGTGTCGCTCACTGGCTACAATGCCAAAGCTAGAAAGATGCCGTGGCAGGTTAAATCTCTGGTAAGTTCTAGCCAATGGAAGCTTACCGATAGCCAAGCCCAACGTATGTTTGGGGAGGGTTGATACCATGAGCACACCAGATATTTTACAAGTCTCTGCTGAAATAGCAGAGGCATGGCTTGAAGATGCTTACCTAGATCCTATCTGGGAAGTTGATGAGAACGGTGATGAAGTGTACACAGAGGATGCACAAGATCGCTTCAATGATATACTTGATGTCGTACAAGGCATCCTTGATGACTGGCTAAAGTAGATGAGGAAAAGTATGATGACCAATCTTAACGTAGACAAGTATGTGATCAGCTTATACGACTACACAGGTGAAGCACTTGTACCGTGGGCAGAGGCAGGGTATAGCTGCATTGCCTTTGACATCCAGCACGATGACACAGTGACAGATGTATTTGGTAGTGGTGGCAGTATCAAGTATGTCAAAGCAGATCTGCATGACCCTAAGACGCACCAAGATATATTCATGGAGTATAACGGTAAGCGTGTTATCTTTGGTATGGCTTGGCCTGTATGCACAGACATGGCTGTGTCAGGTGCAGCACACTTCAAAGCTAAGGCTGAGAAAGATCCACTGTTCCAAGACAAAGCAGTAAGTTACGCTGTGATGTGCAGTGAATTGTTTGAGGATCTAGGTTGCCCTTACTTGATAGAGAACCCTGTATCTGTCTTAGCTACCAAGTGGCGCAAGCCTGATCACTGCTTCCACCCTTATGAGTATGGCGGCTACATCTGCAAGAGTAATGCTGAGCACCCAACATGGCCTGAGTATATTGCACCCCGTGATGCTTATCCTAAAAAGACATGCCTTTGGACAGGTAATGGCTTTATTATGCCATACCGCTTGCCAGTAGAGCCAGAGGACGGGCACAGTAGGCAGCACCTAAAGCTTGGTGGTAAATCTATGAAAACTAAAAACATACGCAGCGCAACGCCTCGTGGTTTTGCTAGTGCTGTGTACTATGCAAATGGAGTAACGGTATAATGGATTTAAGAGAGATAACACAAGCCTTAGCTAATGGTGATGATGTACGTTGGATCAATGATGGCTACCGTGTACAGTGGGAGAACCTACTTAATGGTCCCGCAATCACGATAAGATATACTGCCAATGGTTTCGGTGGAGCAATGGCTGGTAGTGAAATGAAAAACTGTTATATAAAGGAGCTAACACAATGAGACTACTACTTAACACAGAAGCCTATCCAGACTACACACAAGACCAGCTAGTAGAGTGGCTTGGTATCTTACCTCACTGGGTAGCTGAGTATGCTATGGTAGAGGATGGTGACTTAGTAGAGCATATGACAGACTGCTACGGCTTTGGCAGCTTGTACAAGTTCAAGGGTAAAGTCTTACCTAATGGTAACTATACCTACCCAGAGGATGATGACCTTGAGCCTATTGCTAAGATGAAGCTTAAGAAGGGTGACGTTTACTTCTACCCCTATGCTATGATTGCTTTGCCTACCAAGAATGGTCACTATGTAACGAGGATGGACTGATGGATCATGTATACACTGTAAAGTTTTACGACATAGACACTAAAGAGTTGGTGTGTTATTATAGCACCAGTAATTTAAATCAGGCCAGGGAAATAGAAGAAGCACCTTTACAAAACGCACAAGTTAAGGTTTACCATACTGACGGACACAGAGTTTAACACAGAAAGGAAGTACAATGTTTAAATATGCAGCAATACTTGCTTTAGTTGCATCACCTTTGGCAGCTAAAGATAAGGTAACGAATGCCTATGTAGAAGATCACTACAGCACATACTACGAATTTGTGCCTGAGTATGAACGGGTATGCGAGACTATTGATGTGCCTGTCTATGGTACTAAGAAGCGTAAGGCTACGGGTGGTGAAGTCTTAGGTGGTATGGTACTTGGTGGGTTACTTGGTGGTACAGCATCAGGTAAGGATGAGGGTGCGGCTATAGGTGCTTTAATTGGTGGTGCTTTAGTAAATGAATCAGCTAAAGAAGAGAAGTACATCAAGGGCTACAGACAGGAACAGAGTTGCAATACAGTTGAGACACAGAAGAAAGTTACACAGGTTCAGTATGACTACAGTGTCTTGACATTTACCATAGATGGTGTCACATACACTCACACGTTTTATAGATAGAGAGGAAGTACAATGCGTATTGAAGATCAAACAGTAGAAGTAAAAGTATACAATCACAACGATGCAGTAGTGTTTGTTTATGAGAACCGCCATGAAAAGACTGGTGAGAAGACTGACAGTGGTGCTGACATCTACAAGCACTGGCAGAATATAGTAACGGCTGTGCCTGTTGACTTTGGTTACGAGGCAAGCTTGACTGACGTAGAAAAGTATGAGCTAGTCAAGAATGTAGCTGACTCACTGGCGGCTCTCTATGAGTGGGAAACAGATGGCTATGAGATAGGTGTGTCGTTCTATATCAACCACAAACCTTACGTTAATTGCTAATACAACAGGAGACTAATACTATGACAAGCCAAGGTAACAAGTATGTAGTGCCAATATCACACTACCACAACAAACTAATGCAGGACATTGATGATGCAGAATGGATGTCAGACTTTGAACGCGCAGATAGAATGGCAGAAGAGGAGAAACAGATTCGCCAGGATATTGAGAACGGTGACCTTTGGTATCCACTATTCTGATGTTGATAGGTATGTTATTACTTGTAGTATACTTAGCAGCGTTTGGTTATTACTTAGTTAAGTTTTGGAATGAACATGGTAGATAACGATGACGGAGAAAAGGATGACCCCTGTGATGACTGGAGCGATAGGCCCATACCTAAAACGATGCCTGATCGCATTCAGCGTCCTGTTAAACGTCCTGTTAGGGGGCGCAAACAATCAGACTTTCAGCGCGAGAAACTACGAATGGCAAAAGCGAAACAAGTATAACATAGTGTTCCTTATTGATCTTATGATTGGTAGGGGCCACTGCTTAGAGTGCTGGGTGTACTGGAAAGTGAGGAAGAAATGGTAAAGGCTCCAAAGGGTAGCGCTCCACTGTATGATGTCGTGGACTTCTACTATCACAGCGTTAAGTTCTTGAAGCTACGCCCAGCAACACAGAAAGATTATGAGTACCAGATTGATAAGGCTGTTGCTACAGTACTGCATGATGGTAGACGCTTAGGTGAGATACGCTTTGAGAACATCAAGCTTAAGCACATTACACAGGCATATGAGCAGTGGCTTAAGTCTGGTACTCGTACAGCTAACATACGGGCTACATACCTGTCTGCTGTCTGGCGTGTAGCTAAACAGCATGAGATAACCAGATACATCAACCCTATCTCATTGCTTGACAGAGAAAAGGAGAAGCCTAGAAAAGTTCTATGGGAAGAGGCACACGTTATTAAGTTCCTCAACACAGCCTATGCAGAGTTTGACTGGCGTAGCATTGGCTTGATTGTTCACATGGCCTATGACTTTGCGCAGCGTGTAGGTGATATGCGTTTACTCAAGTGGGACTCAATTAATCTAGATGCCCAGCGCCTTGACATAGAACAGAGTAAGCGTGGAGCTAGTGTACACCTACCTATCGGTGATAACTTATGCGCTATGCTCAAGTCACAGAAGGAAGCGTTTGGCTTCCAAGATTATGTTGCCCCTAAGCCTAAGCCTAGAGCAGGTGCTTGGGTGCCATACGATAAAGGAGATATATCTATTGTTACCAATGACATACTCGCCAAAGCTAATCTACCTAGTGAACTCCGGGCTATGGATTTACGCCGTACTGCTATCACAGAAATGGTTGAGGCAGGGGTTGACATTGCTGGCATTATGCAGGTATCAGGTCACCAAGATCCTAGTAGCGTTAAACCTTACATGGTCAATACATTAGCTGGTGCTACTACAGCTTTAGATAAGAGGAACAAGAACAAATGACACATTGGCCTAATCAGAGCAAGTACTTTCAAGAGAGGAGACGTAAGCATAGGGCTTACACAGATAGAGTGAAGACTATGTTTGGTTGTAAAGCCTGTGGTTTCAATGCTCATCCTGCTGCTCTTCACTTTAATCATGTAGATCCTGATAAAAAGAAAGCACCTGTAAGTAGACTAATGGAGTACGCTATCAAGACTATTAAGACTGAGATAAGGAAGTGTGAAATCTTGTGTGCTAATTGTCACGCTATTCATACATACGATGAGAAGCATCACTTAATTAAGCAAGGATAAAAGAATGATTGAAGTAACTTTCAAAGGTAGTATGGGTAACGACTTGACTGTAGTCAATGCTGCACGAGTAAGCTTTGGCAAGGAGAGTGAGTGGGACTATGAAGAGTCAGATGCTTACAGCTTCAAGCAACACATGAAAGCTAGAGATAAGAAGCTTATACAATACCTAGCCAATCATAAACACATCAGCCCATTCGGTCATTGCTTTGCCAGCTTCCACATCAAGGCACCAGTCTTTGTAGCTAGACAATTAGTCAAGCATAAGTTCCTGCGTTGGAATGAAATCAGCCGCAGGTATGTAGACAGTGAACCTGAGTTTTACATGCCTAGATCTTGGCGTGGACGTAGTGCTGATAAGAAACAAGGTAGTACTGGCGAGTGGTATGATGACGATCTAGATTTTGTAGTTAAGGAAAGTCACACAGCTTGCTTTAACGCCTATAAAGAGTTGCTTGAGAATGATGTATGCCCAGAGCAAGCCCGTATGGTGTTACCACAGAGCATGATGACTGAGTGGTACTGGTCAGGTAGCTTGGATGCATTTGCTGATATGTGTAAGCTTCGCTGTGCGCCTGACACACAAGCAGAGACAGCAGAGGTAGCATGGGAGATTGACCGCACTATGGTAAAATTATTTCCTGTGTCATGGGAAGCATTAAGGGAGAGTGACTAATGAGAGGTAACATTAACGGTGCAATCAAGGCGTCAGCTATTGTGGCTTTACTTATAGCTGCGCCACCTGTGTTGATAGCTATGACGTATGACGAATACCCAAAGTACTGCAAGTTGTCTATCTTATTACCATGTATAGGGGTGAATAATGAATGAGATAAAGGTAATAGATGTAGAAGAGCACCGTGATGGTAGCGCTACACTACAAATAGAATGTGCCCCTGAGATATTCGCAGCTATCTTTAACGTTGGTTTTGTTGAGTTAGTAAAGCGAGGTCTAGAAAATGAGAAGTGGCAGACCTGTGTGAGTTGTAATGGCCCAGCAATGAATGACATGTGTGGCTTTTGCTTAGAGGAAGAGTGACATGAACCTATCGGAGTTGATCCCATACTTAATAGCATTGTCAGTAATACTAATGAGTATTGGATTTATTCCTGGAGTTCTGTTATACCTTGTCGTTGTGAAATTGAAGAGGATGTTTAAGAAATGAGTATGGTTGGAACAATAGAAGACATGCGTTGGGAAATCAAACAGAAGCAGAAAGAGATAGATACGCTTAGAAGGTTCCTGACTAAGAACAAACTGATCAGAGAGTTTGATGATGAAGAACGTAAGAGAGCACTAGAGAGATATGAGGCTAACAAGATATGACACAAGAGATAGCGCATCAACCATGCCCCTATGTAGAGTGTGGATCATCAGATGCATTCAGTTTTAATACTAAAGGATATGGTAGGTGTCACGCTTGTGAAAGAGGTTACCCCTCAAAGTATCAGAAATTTCAATGGGTTGCAGAGAAATACCCAGTACCACAAGGAACTACTATGACATCCAACGTAAATTATATATCCGAAAGGATAGAAACTAACCAAAAGGGTAGTTACACTGCAATGCGTGGTATCAGTCAGAAGACTATGGAAGACTATGGTGTTCTAACTTATCCTGATAGACAGGAATACATTTACCCTAGTGGTGGTGCTAAGGTTCGTAAGTTAAATGAAAAGGTTTTCTACACCAAGAATAACTTCAAGGGTGATGAACTGTTTGGTATGAATCTGTTTACTGCAGGGTCATCTAAGATGGTTACGATCACTGAGGGTGAGCTTGATGCATTGTCAGTGGCTCAGATGCTTAAGAGTAACTACACTAACCCTGTGGTGTCTCTGCCCAGCGCAACGCCCTCTAAGAAGCTATGGGAGAACTGCACAGAGTGGCTTGATAGCTTTGAGAAGATTATCTTATCAGTGGACAATGATGACGCTGGTAACGCTGTAGCTGACAAGGTAGCTAAGTTATTCCCTAACAAGGTGTATCGTGTACCGCATGACAGGTTCAAGGATGCCAATGAGTTCTTGACTAATAAGGCCGGGGCTGAGTTTAAGACTGCTTGGTGGAACGCTAAGAAGTACACACCAGAGAATGTTCTGAATAGTACGCAGGACTTTATCTCACTCTACAAAGATACACCTGACCACCAGTACATCCCTACAGGTATTCAAGCACTGGATGACAAGATCCTTGGCTTAATGCAGGGACACTTCACAGTCATCAAGGCACCGACTGGTATTGGTAAGACAGAGGTGATGCGCTTCCTAGAGTACAACATGTTGCAGCATAAGGTTCCCTTCGCAGCTTGGCACTTGGAAGAGACTAAGCTACGGTCACTGCTTGGTCTGGTGTCGTATGAGCTAGGTGATAACCTTACACGGCGTGACCTTATTGCAGAGAAGAATGCTGATGATGCAGTGATGGGTGCCATTGAGCGTATCACTAAGGATGAACTCTTCTACCAGTTCTACTTAGGTGATGGTCAGGGTGCTGATGCATTGTGTGACCAGATACGTTACTTTAGTCAGGCATGTGGCTGTAAGTTTGTCTTCTTTGAACCTATTCAGGATGTCGTTTCTGGTTCATCTGAGGAAGGTAAGGAGCAGATGTTAGCTGATCTATCAGTGCGTCTGTCTAAGTTATCCGCTGAGTTAAACGTAGGTATCGTTACTATTGCTCACACTAATGACAATGGTGACCCTAAGTACTGTAAGATGATTGGGCAACGTGCATCAGTTATCATTGATCTTAGTCGAGATAAAGAAGCAGATGACCTTGAAGAGCGTAACACTACGCATATATCAGTACAGAAGAATCGTCCATGTTCAGAGGAAGGCTTTGCTGGCATGATGAGGTTTAACACAGAAACATTCACACTGAGGGAAGTTATATGAAGCATTGCATATCTTGTAACACTAAGAAGAAGAACGAAGAGTTTAGTTTTCGTAAGGGTTCTAAAGATCGTCTTCAGGGTTACTGTAAATCTTGCGCTAATTCTAAGAACCAAGCTTGGATATCAGAAAACCGTGAGAGGTATCTGGTTAATTCAGCTAAAAACAGGGCTAAAAAGAAGAACATTTACTTTGAGTTAAAACCTTCTGATATAGTTATACCAGATGTTTGTCCAGTTTTAGGTATGCCTTTGGGTGTTACGAAACTAGGAAGATCTGGTCCAACAGAAGATAGTGCTTCTATTGACAGACTTGATAATAACAAGGGTTACATAAAGGGTAATGTATTTGTAATATCTTGGAAAGCTAACAATATTAAATCTAATGGCACATACGAAGAAATAATGAAAGTAGCGGAATGGATGAGGAAAACAAGTGACAGTATTTGACATAGAAACAGACGGACTAGATCCAACTAAGATACACGTACTATCTTGGGAAGATGAGCTTGGTAAGATTCAACACACGCATGACTATGTGGCTATGCGTATCTTCTTTGAGGAAGCTACAATCCTCATTGGTCACAACATTGTACGGTATGACATACCTGCAGTAGAGAAGATCTTGGGTATCAAGGTTAGTGCTACTCTAGTGGACACTCTAGCTGTATCTTGGTACATCAATCACACTAGACCTAAGCATAACCTAGAGGGTTACGGTGAGTACTACAACGTAAAGAAGCCTGAGATTACTGACTGGGAAAACTTAACTAAAGAAGAGTATGCCCATCGCTGTAACGAGGATGTCAAGATCAATGTACGTCTATGGCGTGACTTGGATATCAAACTATCTAAGCTGTACCCTGATGTGAATCACAAGTGGGATCTACTAAACTACTTAACATTCAAGATGCAGTGCGCTGCAGAACAGGAAGCATTGAAGTGGAAGCTTGATGTAGATAAGGCTAACAAGTACCTCGCTGAATGGGGTGACATGAAGGAAGACAAGATTGAACAGCTTGCAGAGGCTATGCCTAAGCGTGTACTAACTAAGGTACAGCAACGTCCAAAGGTAATGTACAAGAAAGATGGCGAGCTATCCTCACATGGGGAACGCTTTGAGGAGTTACGCAAGGAGTATCGGCAGCCAGAGAATGTACAGTCCTTTGTCGTTAAGACAGGTGAGGTTCGTGGTAACCCCAGTTCACCAGAGCAAGTCAAGGACTGGCTGTACTCTATTGGTTGGGTTCCACGTACATTCAAGTTTGTCCGGGGTTCAGACGATCAGGAGAAGCAGATACCACAGATCCGTAGAGAGGGTGAGCTATGCCCATCAGTCAAAGATCTAGTATCAGAAGATCCTGCAGTGTCTATCTTGGATGGCCTGTCTGTCCTTAGTCACCGTATATCAGTCTTGAAGGGTATGGTAGATCACGAGGTAGATGGTTATGTACAAGCCTACTGTCGCTGGTATGACTAACACCCTACGTTTTAAACACGCAAAGCCATTGGTCAACATACCATCAGTAGAGAAGCCCTACGGTAAAGAGATACGTGGTTGCCTTACTGCACCAGAGGGTTACACATTGTGTGGGGCTGACATGACTAGCCTAGAGGACACAACCAAGCGTCACTACATGAAACCACTTGACCCTAACTACGTAGCTGAGATGTCTAAGGAAGGGTTTGACCCTCACCTTGACCTAGCTAAACATGCTGGTATCATTACTCAAGAGGATATCGACAAGCATAACTCAGGGGAAAAGTCTCTCAAGTCTCTGCGTAAGAACTACAAGGTGGTAAACTACTCCGCTACATATGGCGTAGGAGCCGCTAAGCTGTCCCGTGAGACAGGTATGTCAAAGAAGGAAGCCCAGAAGCTACTAGATGCATTTTGGTCACGTAACTGGTCAGTACAGAAGGTAGCGACAACACTACGTAAGCGTGAACTGTTTGGTGGTATGTGGGTGCAGAACCCTGTGTCTGGCTTCTGGTACAGCCTACGCAGCGAGAAGGACCGTTTCTCTACACTCAATCAAGGCACTGGTGTTTACTGCTTTGATAACTGGGTGAAGAAGTGTCGTGAGAAGGGTATCAAGACAGTTGGTCAATTCCACGATGAGATTATTGCACTTGTAAAAGAAGGGGATCAGATAGAAACAGCAATGAATATGAACTACTCTATCCAAGAACTAAACGAACAGCTTAAACTAAATGTGGATCTTGGGGTTGACGCACAGTTTGGAAAAACTTATGCAGAGATACACTAATTTGCTTGACATGGATAGGTGTATAAGCTATAACTAAGTCTCTTTAACGCTCAGAAAGGAACAACAATGAGCATGGAATTAACAGTCGGAACTGAAATGGGTAAGTCATTAGAGGAGCTAATGGGCTATTGCCAATATGGGTGGTAGTACAGAAAGTAAACAGCCCTCTTTAGCTAGGGTGGGTATGATCCACCAAGCTGTAATGGGTGATGTAGATGTGGGTGGTAAGACACTACGCACAGAGGTTCTACCTATTGGGAACATATCAAGTAGAGATTGGTGATGAGAAAGTCTACAGCGCCAAGGTTTCTATTCGTGTGTTTGCTACTCGTCAGCGTTGGCAGCGCTGGAACAATGCAACAGAAGAGATGGAGAAGACTGTTATGTCAACGTCTCTGTCAAAGGATCTCAAGGATAACTTAGGTGGCTATAACATTGGACGTCCCCTCTGGTTACATTGAGGACTTCAACGCACTGCCTGACGCCACTAAGGATCACATGCGTTCAGTTAAGAAGATCAAGGTATTCATGGGTCTTATCACTATTGATAACCCTATGGATGAGACTGGTAACCCAGTTGATATCAAGGTAGAGGATGTGCCGTTTGTTATGGACATCAAGAACCGTGATAGCCTCAAGTCTTTGGACACAGCTATGGGGCGTAGGTCACCTATTGAAATGCTTACTCAGGAGTTTAACCTGACAAGTGATGTAGGTTCTATTCCATCTGGCGCACAGTTTGGTGTTGTTAAAGCAGTTCCAGGTTCTAAGGTTGACATCCAAGACACAGACAATGAAACTCTCAAGAACTTCTTGGAATACATTGACTACTCCAATGCTTCTATCTTAGAGAAGTACAATGAGCGTTGTGAAGATAACGCCATTGAAGGAGAGGTGTTCTAATGAACCACCCTGCAGAGCTATCTGTCTACAGTTTCTTACAGAAAGCTATGGCTGGCGAGACTACTATTACAGAAGAGGTGGCTGATAAAGTCGCCTCTGATGTTAAGGCTGCTATGTTAAAGCAGTTTGCTGGTGGGCCTCGTGATGAGTTTAGGTTGCGTATGTCTAACATAGGTAAGCCTAAGTGTCAGTTATGGTTTGAGAAGAATGACCCAGCAGACAAAGCACCCATGCCACCACACTTCCTTATGAACATGATCCTTGGAGATATTGTCGAGGCGGTGTTTAAGGGGTTGCTTACGTCTGCTGGTGTAGACTTCAAAGATAACGCTAAGGTAACACTTGAACTAAAAGATGGACGTACTATCTCTGGTGAGTATGACATGGAACTAGACGGTAAGATTGATGATGTTAAGTCAGCATCACCTTGGTCTTACAAGAACAAGTTTGAGTCACTAGAGAAACTACAGAAGGGTGACAGCTTTGGCTACATCCCACAGCTTGTAGGTTATGCAGAAGCGGCTGGTAAAGGTGTTGGTGGCTGGTGGGCTATCAATAAGGCTAACGGTGAGTTCAAGTATGTAGATGCTTCTACTGTTGATAAGGATAAGGTACTAGAAGAGATTCAACAATTAGTGGACTACATTGATAATGATGAGCCATTTAAGCGTTGCTTTGACCCAGTTCCAGAAACTTACTACAAGAAACCTAGTGGCAACATGGTACTATCGAAAGAGTGTGGCTTCTGTAGTTTCAAACATAAGTGTTACCCTGATATGAAAGTGCTACCCTCAAAGGTATCTAAATCAGATAATCCCCCAATGGTAGAATACACCTACCTAAAAGAGTACTGAAAGGAAATATAATGGCTACTCTAACTATCGACGAAACTCAATACGACATTGATGAGTCTAACGAAGATCAGGTACGTGCTTACAATGAGCTTGTAGCTAATCAGAACATCCAGCAACAACTGGACTATCAACTTGCGGTACTAAAGGATCGCTCTGGTGCCTTGGTAAACATCTTAAAGGGTATGCTGGTAACAGAAGAAGCTGGTGATGGCGAAGACAAATAATCGTCGCCACAATAAACGTACCTACCGCAGTGGCCTTGAAGTTGAGGCTGCTGCGTTTTTGTCTGAGCATCAGAAAGAAGTAAGGTACGAGAAGCTAAAGATAGAATGGGAAGATCTAAAATACCGCACATATACACCAGACTTTGAGTTGGACAACGGTATTATTATAGAAACCAAGGGTATCTTTAGTGCAGCAGACAGGAGAAAACATCTTGAAGTACAGAGACAACATCCTAAGTTAGATATACGATTTGTCTTTAGTAACGCAAGATCGAAGCTCTACAAGGGTGCCAAGTCTAGGTATTCTGATTGGTGTGATAAGTACGGTTTCAAATGGTCACACAGACTAATACCAAAGGAGTGGTTGACAGAACGTGGTAAATGTTCTAAGACTGCTAGGATAACTGTAAAGAAAAGGAAAGCCTAATGGCTCGCTATGAAGTGAAAGAGGATGAGGTGGCTCTGATTGCAAAGCCTCTCTTTGAAGAGGACGGAAAGTGGAAAGGTGAAGTGGCTACAGGTATATATGTTTCACCTGATCTAGAACCAAGCATACAGGCACATATGATACATATAGTTACACTTATGTCAGCATTCTTAGATTGGGTGGAAGAGTACCCAGACATTCTAGATGAAGTAGAAGACCACAGGAATATGTTAATGGAAGAGAATATGGAAGATGAAGAGAAGCCTGAGATTATTAGAGATGGTAATGTCTTGACTCTAACTCAGTGGACTAAAACAAAGGGTAATGCATGACAGATCCAGTGAACAAGCCAGTACACTACAACCAGGCTGGGATAGAATGTATTGAGGCTATAGAGGCTATGACAGAGAATATGTCTGGAGCAATAGCACCACAAGCAGCTAACGTGCTTAAGTATATGTGGCGCTGTGAATACAAGAATGGTCTAGAAGATATTGATAAAGCTATTTGGTATCTAAACAGAATGCGTAAACGTTGGATGGAGACACACAAATGAGAAAGTTCAGTGTTACATTTTTACTTAAGTTAGATGAGGACAACAACATATTATCCTCAGTAGAAGATGCACATGAGGAAGATGTGTTTGATTATATCAAGGACTTGTTCTACGATTCAGAAGCGATTAAAATAGAGAACTTAAACATAAAGGAACGGCAATGATTAACGAAACAGATCTAGAGGCATTTGGATACTTTGATATGTTCCAGAACAGTCCTGACTACGGGGATGATCCACTACGCTTCTACAGTCAATTTGTAGAGGATAAGGTCTTCACCAAGGGCAGAGAGCGCCTTGTAGAGAATACACTGGGGCTTGTAGGTGAGTCTGGTGAGGTAGCAGAGAAGATAAAGAAGCTGTTTCGTGACAAGGGTAAGTTTAGTGATGAGGATGTATTGAAAGAGTTGGGGGATGTACTATTCTATGTCGTAGCTCTATCAAACATCTTTGGTGGCAACCTAAAGACAGACTATGGAAATGAATATGACCAAGCTGAATGACAGAGAGCAGCGTGGTAAACTAAAGGGATCAGGAGACAACCGATGAATAACTATCTACCAACAGACTACCAGAGCTTCATTGCTCTATCACGATACGCCAAGTACTATGACGGTAAGGGGCGTGAGACTTGGGGCGATACAGTACAGCGCTACATGGATAACGTAGTACACCCCAAGGCTGGCAAGGACAGTTACGTCAAAGCTATTGGTGAGGCTATTATGAACCTAGAGGTTATGCCCTCTATGCGAGCTATGATGACTGCAGGACCAGCACTTGACAGAGATAACACTGCCGGGTATAACTGTAGCTATCTACCCGTAGATGATCCTAAAAGCTTCGATGAGGCTATGTACATCCTCTTGTGTGGCACTGGTGTCGGTTTCAGTGTCGAGCGGCAGTACGTTAGTAATCTTCCCTGAAGTTCCTGAGTTGTTCTATAGTGACACTGTTGTCGTTGTCAAAGACAGTAAGGAAGGTTGGGCTAAAGCTTTCAGACAATTACTGGCACTCCTCTGGGCTGGTGAGATCCCTCAGTGGGATATTGGATTAGTACGTCCCTGCAGGTGCTAGGCTTAAGACGTTTGGTGGTAGAGCTAGTGGCCCAGCGCCTCTAGTAGAACTGTTTAACTTTGCTATCACAACCTTCAAGAATGCACAAGGACGTAAGCTGTCTAGCGTAGAGTGTCACGATCTTATGTGCTTTATTGGTCAGATTGTTGTAGTTGGTGGTGTTCGCCGTAGTGCTATGATTAGCTTGTCTAACCTGAGTGATGATCGTATGCGTCACGCTAAGTCAGGTCAGTGGTGGGAGACTTCCTCATGGAGAGCCTTAGCTAATAACTCTGTGTGCTACACTGAGAAGCCAGACATGGAAACGTTTATGCGTGAGTGGACAGCACTGGTTGAGTCTAAGTCTGGTGAGCGTGGTATCTTCAATCGTGAAGCCTCTAAGAAGCAAGCAGAGAAGTATGATCGGAGAGATCCTAACTACGACTTTGGTACTAACCCCTGCAGCGAAATCATTTTACGCCCATATCAGTTCTGTAACTTAACGGAGTGTGTTGTACGTGCTACAGATACTATTGATGATCTTGAAAGAAAGGTTCGCTTGGCTACGATTTTGGGAACCATTCAGTCCTCATACACCAAGTTTCCATACTTGCGTAAGGTGTGGGCTAACAACACAGAAGAAGAGCGGTTGCTTGGTGTGTCACTTACGGGAATAATGGACAACCCTCTTATGACATCAGCAAATGCTGGACTGGAGAAGACCCTTGAACACCTTAGAAATGTGGCTGTTACTACTAATGCTGAATGGGCTGACCGCCTTGGTATACCTCATAGCACTGCAATTAGCTGCGTCAAACCGTCAGGGACAGTCTCCCAGTTGGTGGATTCAGCCTCTGGGATTCATGCTCGCCATAGTCCCTATTATATCCGTACTGTCCGTGGTGATAATAAAGACCCCCTGACACAGTTTATGAAGGACAAGGGTGTACCTAACGAGCCATGTGTGATGAAGGGTGACACTACTACAGTCTTTAGCTTCCCTGTCAAGTCACCAGAGGGTGCTGTTACACGCAATGATATGACTGCCATTGAGCAACTAGAGACTTGGCTAACGTATCAGCGTCACTGGTGTGAGCATAAGCCTAGCGTGACAATCTCAGTACGGGATTCTGAGTGGATGGAAGTGGGTGCATTTGTGTACAAACACTTTGATGAGATGTCAGGTGTGTCTTTCTTGCCACACTCAGATCACACTTATCAGCAAGCTCCTTACCAAGACTGTTCAAAGGAAGAGCATGATGAGTTACTATCCACAATGCCTAAGAACATCGACTGGTCAGAGCTAAGTCAGTATGAAAGTGAAGACAATACTGCAGGTAGTCAGACTATGGCATGTAGTGGTGACACTTGTGAGATAGTTGATCTGACATGAGTGGCGTATACATATTAGTGGGGCGGGTTGACTGCCCTCACTGCTCCAGCGCTATGGGGTTATTGAGAGACAATCGTATTGAAGTTCAGTACTATTCTCTGAATGATTCTAAATGGGTACTTGACTTATTCAAAAAGTCTGGTATAAAGACGGTTCCACAAATTTGGGATCGGGAGGGTAATCACATAGGTGGTTACTCAGAACTCAAAACTCTCTTGAAAGGAGATTAACATGACAGGATTTGAATTTATGGTAGTAGCTGGTATCGCTTTTGCAGCTATTGGTGAAGTAGCTAGTTTAGCTTCAGAGCATGGCCCAGCTATCGTTGACCAAGTAAAAGGCTGGTTCTAATGTACGTCTTAGTACTCATAATGATGTTTGAAGGTAAGGTTAAGGTTGAAGCCTTTAATGGTTTATTCATGGACGTTAAGTCCTGCAATCAACTAGCTACCGAAACGGAAGAACGTCTTATGAGTACTAGGCCCACACCTGAATCATCAGCTAAGACATATTGTTTCCAAGTACCAGAAAGTGCGTAATGATCGACATAGAAGAAGAAGCCAAAAGGCACACAAAGATCAGACAAGAGCAATTCTATGATCAACTAGTAACCTTGTTAATACCAGCTAAGAAGCACATACAAGATAACTTATATGAGTCTAGACCTAAAGACAGAGCATTAGAAAGACTTGATGATGCTGCTACTATAGCTAGGTTTGCTGCAGAACTGTTTAAACTAAAGTAAAAGGGGGCCGCAAAGCCCCCTCTTTTTATTTACCGTACATTTCGTCGTAAGCTTCTATGTAGTCCATATAGTGGAATCAACTCTGTGACAGTCATATCCCTTACACTAGTCTCATAACCCTTAGACTTCATGTGTCTCTTAGCAGCCTTGTCTAGTTTCTTTAGACCTGCCCTTTACCCACAGCGCTTCTACGCATCCTTAGTACGTAGCTTGAGCCAGAGGAAGCTTCCATTATTTCTTTAACTTCCTTACGTACCTTTCTTAGGGATGTCTTAAGCATACTACGCTGCCTGTCCAAGTCAGCATTTATGAAAGTATCATCCTTAAGTAAGATCCTAGACTCTTTCTCCAGTAGAGGGGCAAGAAGGTTATTAAAAGCCTTGTCATACGCAGGTATCTCAGAACGCTCAGAAGCTTTCCAAGGATGCATCATAGCTACTGAATAGATCTCCTCTGTAGCAGTTCTAGCAGGGGCTATAGTAACACCAAGGATCTTAGCTAGTGGGTTAGCATCCCTTAAAGATCCCTCTCTAGTTGCTACTCTTAACTCTTCCCCAGTTATACCATCTACTTTGTCAGAGAATATCTCAACAAGGTTATCGACATACTTAGTAGATGTTACACCAAATGAGTTAGCTATGCCTGTAGCTTGTCTAGGGTCTTTAGCTACACCTATATCCTTATCAAATCCAACATCAGCAACGTATCCTACAAGCCTGTTAGCAAAGTCTAGAGGTCTTGTGAAGCCAGCAGAGATAGTTCCAACTTTTCTACCAAAGGTTTCAGCGCCTATACTTCTTGCTTGTTCTCCATCACCAGAGAAACCCTCAACTGCCATGTCTAGTATGTTAAATAGGTCATTACCGAATTGTAAGTCTGTAGCGGCCTGACCAATAGCGAACTGGTTACCTAGCTCCTCATACATTTCTCTAGGTACAGTTTCTCCTCTACTGCGCATATTGTATATCCTACCTGCGGCTAACCAAGCAGAAAACGGAAACAAGTTCTTAACATCAATGATCGTACCATCTGCAGACTCTACTTGATAGTATGGTAAGTTCTTATCCCTTTTGTTGTTATCAAACTGTATAGCTGCAACTAAAGCGCCAGTACCTACAGCGGCTCTAGCAAACCTTTCAGATTCTTCTACAGCAGTACGTGTTGATTCTTTGCCTAGAGCTTTAGCGAAAGCATTGTTTGTACCTATAACTTCCATCATTGGAATAGGTGACCACTGGTATGCAGTAGCTACAACATTGTTCATAAAACGACCAAATGGTAATACTAATCCAAGACCGGGTGTATTAGATACATTCTCCACTAACTTAGCCGCTTTAGAAAAAGCTCCACCTGCTTCTGGTGTAGTGTAGTTCTTAGCAAAGACAGACTTAAGTGTAGAATCCAGTGCAGCACTCATAGAGGCATCATCAATCAGGTTAGTAGACCCTTCATTAAGTATCTCACCTAAACTCTTCTTTTGGTTAAGACGTAAGTGTTTATCTAACTCAGTCATAAACATCTGTGACTTAGTAAAGGTATCCTGAATGCGAACACCAGTTAGAGTTGTAGATGCCTTAGTGATAGCCTCTGATGTCTTGTAGTAACCATTAGCAGTATCAAAACCAAAACGTTTAGCATTAGCTTCACCCTGCTGAACACCACCTGACATAGTTTCATTCAGAACCTTAGCAAGCTTGTCATCTGTCTGCAGAAACTGCATGTATGCATCATGTGTTGTATTAGCATCCATAAGGTACTTAGCCCTCATGTTGATCATCTGACCGTATACTTGACCCTTACGGATAAGCTCTTCACCCTACCTCAGTTTTACCATCTAACTTAGCTAGATGCCCAGCCACGACAAAAGACCCAGACTGTAGGGCGTCAGCAAGAGTTTGACCTAAAGCAAACTGAGTAAAACCAGCAACGTTTACAGCAGTTGTAGCAGGTGAGGATACAAGCATTCTCTTCCACACACTCTGCAAGTGAGCAGCATATCTAGGAGAGTTTTCTACTCCCTCTTCACCCTTAATTACACCAGTTACTTGATCTGTAAGGGTATCATCTGCACGTAGCATACCACCATTAATAATCTTACGGCTCTGTGACAACGACATTAAGTATCTGACCAGCCTCATGTGCGCTCTTAGATGCTAGACCAGCTAGATTTCCAGGTGCGGATGCCATGTCACCGAGTGTGATACTAGTGTTTTTAAGTATCTCATTGATGTCTTTCAGATCTTTCTGAGGCATATCCTTAGTGATGTTAGTGAGTGTATCTGCTAGTAGTTTGTCTTTAGGCAAAGGTTTACCTGCATCAGCAAACACCCTAGCTAACCCACCAGTCTTACCAGTACCATCAACACCTAAAAAGATAACCTTAAATGCATCAGGGGTACTAGTTAAGCTACCGTATATGTTGTCACCTTCTTTAATCTTTTGTGCCCAAGTCTTAAGGTCTTTCTTAATTGAGTCCCTTGCGGCCTTCATAGTCTTTGTATCTAGCACAGATTCAACTTTACTTGCAAGCTTATCTCTCTGGTCACGTAAGTTAACAGCATCCTTTACTGACAACCCCTTATCTAACCCAGTACCAGCGCCCTTAAGAGCTATACCACCAAGTTGAACACCACCAGCTATACCACCAAGTCCAAAGCTAAACAAGGTCTGTGCTGTGCTGTATTCATTCTGTGACCCAGCTTCCATAAGTGTACTCTGGATCTGATAATCGTTTAGAGCAGCGATAGTACTATCTATAGCAACAGTGCCACCTACCGTCTGATAGATGTACTTATCCTTTTGTTTATTCTTAAAGTCGTTCTTAGCTTTCTTAACAGCCTCTAAACGAAACAAGTTCTGTTCTCTATCACCAACCTCTTGTAAGATCTTCTTGTACTTCTTATTCTTAGCGGGGTTCTTGATACCAGATTCCACCAGCCTACCAAGGATCTTCTCTTGAGCCTCTCTACCAGCTTTCTCTGCACCCTCTCTTGTAGCACCGCTCTTCATAGCCGCTTCAATAGCTTCTTTAGCAGACTGTTTAACTAGCTCTTTACCCCCTTTGGTAACACCCATAGCCGCAGCCTTACCTAAACCACCTGTAGCTAATCCAAGATAGTTACTGGGGTCTGTTGCCGCAGCAAAGATGTAATCTTTAATACCATCGACAGCACCAAGTAATCCATCATTTACAAATACGTTACCAGTCTGATCATATAACTCATAGGCTTTAGCTGCCCTAGCTTTCTTATCTTCATCAGCCTTACTTATAAACATAGCTTCACTTGCTGTGGACAAAGTGTTAGTGTTGAAGAAGCGCATAGTTCCAAAGAAGTCTTCTACTAACTGATCATCATCAATGTTACCATCAAAGCGATAGTCATTACCTTTACGGTCAATCATATACTGACGAATGGCTGTAGCATTCTTGCCCTTCTTGAGGTCACTCTTCTTTAGTTTACCTGCTAAGGATGTATTGTTGTCTTCATCAACATCTTCTCTAGCATCGTACATAGTCACATCAAATTCAGAGTCTTCTTCCTCTGGTTTAGCATCATACATACGTACATCAAAGTTCGACATTATCTTCTCCTAAGCCAGAAAAGCTTTTAATTACTTGAACTACCTCTGCAATGTTCTCTGGTGGGGTTATGTTGTTCTTTTCACACCACTCAAGAATAGCACCCTTCATTGCCGCATCTGTAGTTGCACCACGATCCATGATATGCTTCATTAACTCAGAACCATGCTCTCTTAGTAGCTTATCAGCAGGATCATCATCCTGTATAACCTCTGACCCTTCTGTATCTTCTACTAAGCCACCTTCAGCAAAAGCTTGTTCAGTTTGATTGTAAAGCTTTGAGCGAGGGTCATTCTTATTTCGCTGATCCCACTCAGCAATCTCAGCCTCTGTTTTAGGTGTACCGTCTGGGTTGTGAGTTCTACCATACTTATCTTCCCAAGCGTAGTAGTCTTTATATACCTCATTCCGTTGCTCTACTGACATGCTCATCTCTTCCATGTCTGTAAATTCACGACTTGGGCCGGGGCGAGGGGTTACATCTTGTCCAGACATGTCTCTTTCAACTTCAACTTTTTCTACGTGGTAGTTATATAATTTTTCACTCTCTTCTACGGAGTGCTTCTTACCATTGGAAATATTCTCAGCTACCCATTCACCTAGTTCGTTCTTAGTAAACTTTAGTTTAACACCGCTAGAAGTTGTTACTACTTTAGAACCGTCCTCTGCTGTTGAAGTCTCCTCTTCAGAAAGAAGCCCCATCTCTTTCATAACTTCAGCAGTAAACCCTGTCCTAATTTGACCGTCAACAACGGTCTCCATTTGTTGTAAGAAGTCTAACTTATCATCGTAATTATCTGCTGCACTAATAAGCCACTCCTTCATAGGCGTGTCTAGTAAGGCATTCTTTTGCTCTTTAAGTGCATTTAACTGACTGTTCTTCTTTTCAAGCTCTTCAATATCTATAGGGTTTGTTGAATCTCCAGGTATCTTAGCAATAGATTTTTGTAATGCTTCAATCTTATCTATTACGTCAACTAGTTGTGGGCTTTCTGAGAAGTTATCTAGCTCATCTGCAAAATCTTCACGTTCCCTCTTGTACTCATCTGGTCCCATCTGTCTAGGAATGGTCACATAAGCAGAGCTAGGTGTAAGAGCTTTATAAGCTGAGTCAGCACTAAAGTTAGCTAAGTCATAGACACTCATACCTAAAGCTGCAGTCTCTTGGTCAAGTGCTGCTCTCATTCGATCCTTAGCACCTATGCCCATACCCTTATCAAACCAGCTAGTAGCCTGAGCCTCGTAATCACCTAGCTTACCAACGTTACCGTAGTAAAGGTCATCAACAAAAGACTTCACACTTACTTCATCCTTATAGTCATCAGCGTCATAACCTTTAACAAGTAAGTCAACGTTATCTTTAACATACTGCATACCCTTCTCAAGCTCTAGTTTTGAAAACGTTTCGTATGCATCTTTTAGTCCAGTAGGTCCAGACGCAGCAAGAGCCTTTACAGCGGCTTTAGGTACACCGTATTTACTGACAAGCTTTCCCCCTAAAGAAGCGTGAGCATTCACAACAGACGTATATTTCTCTGCTGTAGGTTGATTACGCATAGCTCTCTCACGTAAGGTATCTTCAGCATCTTCAGCTTTATCTTTACGGGCGTTGATATAAGCTGCTGTATCACCAAGAAATGCTGTAGCAAAAGCTGCCCAAGGGTTATCCCCATAATCTTTTGAGTTTATGGCCATTACATATCTCCTCTTGACATAAGACCTTTAGGTTCACTCTTTTCCATAGGGGGTTCCTCTTGTGATGCAACCTGCTGCATGTCTTGTATTAACTCTTTACCTTCATCAGGCTCACCACTACCATCATCAGGTAGCTTGTCTAGTGCGGCTTCAAGAAGTCTATCAAACCTAGCCTTAGCCTTGGCCTTCTTGTCTTCGTCCTTACTAACTAGTTTTTCTTTTACATCCATGCCGTAGGTAGTCATAGCCGCTTTAATAAATGAAGCAACCTGTGGACCGACCAACATACCTACCTCAGTTGTGTGTAGCCCATTCATAGTCCCAACTGTTACCAAAGTTTCTGTCACTGTTTGTAGGTCTGCTCCTAGTTCAAATACGACAGCAAGATCGTCTAAAACGTCATCATCAGCTAACTTAGTGATGTAATACTTTAGAACGTCCTTAACCTCTGCCATCTCAGGGGGACGCTCCCAAGGAGAGTTACGTGGTGTTGTAGTAAGAGACTGACCTGGGATAGGTGCTTGTAGTAAATCAACCATTTTGTTGTACCTTATTTAGTAAATCCAGCGCCAAAGTAGAGTCCTACAATGGCTGATACGATGTGTGTGTCTAGGGGGGTAATAACAAAGCCTCGTGCAGATACCCACATGATACTCTCTGAGGGGCCAAACAACCAGTTCCACAACCCGCCATTCATTTCAGTGTACCCTACTATGACGGTAACTTCAGGATACCACACTGCTACTAGCTTTGGCAAGACAATAATTGCGAAAACTGCAGATAGTGCTATAATACGTCTAGTCCAAGCGAAGTGTTTATCTGTCTTACCGTGTTCACGAGCCTGACTTGCAGCGCCAATCAATGCTCTTTGTTGTTCAGCTTTGTTCTTATTGGACTGACCCCAGATAGACATTACTCCCCCCAACACTGTTGAGAAGAGCATAGTGATAAGTTCTAGGGGTAGACCGAACATGTTAAGTAGTTCTTCCAGTTCGTCTAGTTATGATAGGCTCTTCTTTAACTGAACCTCTAACTTTAGGTCTCTTACTTGCTCTAGGGTCTAGTTGAAGAGCGTCACCTAAATTAACCTCAAATGCAACTCCCTCTCCTTCTTTAGACCCATAAAGACCACCTAGCTTCCTTAACCAACCATACTTACTAAGATCTCCCGTAGCAACTTGAGTAGCTAGACTTGTCAAGTGCTTTACTTTGTCTTTGTTACTAGGGTACTGCTCTTGTAACTCTTTTGCATCATTAAAGTCATACTCATCAGTGACAATAATATCTCCGTTATCGTCAATCCTCCATGTAAACTGACCTAGAGTCTTCTTAACAGATCCCTCCGCATCTCTTATAGAAAGAGAGTCCACATTTGATTTATTCCAAGTGACGTCTGCTAAACCAGAAGTGTAATCTTCATATGTTACGCTACCTGTACTTTTATTATTTAGACGATCCATGCTATTTTTGATAACTGACAACATAGAAACCTTTTCAGCTTCATTAAAGAAGTCCTCAGTCTTAGTTTCTTCAAGATCTAGTCCAGTTAAATCTTTTGCAAACATTCTCATGTGAGAAGGGATTAAATTAGAGGCTTTTTTAGCCAACATCATTGGGTTTATCATTAATCCCTTGTATCTAGATCTTGCGGTAGTGTCATCCGTATCTGCAACAATGTCATCAGGTCTAGCCTTTGGACGTTTATCTGCTAGTGGATCTTCTTTTGGGTCAGACAACAATGCGGCTATAGTGTTCTTACCTACAATTCCATCAGCCTTAAGACCCTTTGACTTCTGAAACTCTCTGATAGCCCTACGAGTCTTTGGACCCATCTTACCATCAACACCACCTACATCAAAGCCTTCTATAGTCAAGTAGCCCTGTATCTGCTCTACACTTAACTCTTCAGGCATAACAGCAGGGGTCACCTCTTTTGTAGGCTCTTGTTTAGCCATAATACCTTTACTTACAGGTGGTTCAATAGGAGCGTCACTTACCTGTGAGGGTTCTAAAGTCTTTACCTCTACATTACTACTTCCTATTGAAGGCATGCTGTACAATGCAGCAATAGTTTTTGATCCTACTATCCCGTCAGCTTCTAAACCCTGAGCTTTCTGAAAGTCTTTTATAACTGACGTAGTGTCTGTACCAATAATACCATCTACTGAAAGACGCTTCTTAGAACCTTTACGAGACAGGAATGCATTTAGGTTAGTTTGTATAGTCTCGTTGTCTATCGTTTTAGGCATAGGCATGTCTGCAGCACCCACAACGTCTTCCGTAGGGGCCATCTCTGTAGACTCAACAAAGCTTTTTAACTTAGGGAACTTGTCTAACTGAAGGACATCAATCAGTGACTGTTGAAAGCTTGCCATATTAGTCTCCAATCTCTTCGATTATCTCTAGAAGAGTATCATCAGAGGCTTTCTTAAGACCTTCCCAAACGTTTCTCATGTTGGCCATCTTTTCCTCTTCTGTCTTACCCCGTTTAACTGCATCCTTAGCCAAGAAGATAAACATAGCATCCTGCGTTTGATCGTTAAATTTAGTGTCAGCAGGTAAGTTCATTTGCTTCATAACACTTCTTAAGGTAGTGCCTACCATCTGGTAACGACCCATAGGTGTAGATGTAAGACCTTTAGCTCTTGCTTCTGAATCCTCTGCTAGTCTAGGCTTAACCCACTGACCGTACTCACCAGAAGGCTTAGAAAACTCTGATAGCTCGCCTAGAGTCATCTCAGTTACCTTCATACCTTTAAACGGTGTGTCGCCTGACTCAGCATTGCTGTAGAGAGTATCATAGCTAGATGCCTCAAACCTCTCAAGTGTTTGTCGGGTAACAGAACCCTCACGTAAGCTAGGCTCTACATCTGACGCAGCCTTATCCATAGCTTGCATCTGTACCTCTTGATCAATACGCTCTACTTCTTGTGGTAGCAGAGAATAAGGTTTTAATACCTCATTAACATAGTCAGGTTCGTCTGAAAGAAGCTCTGCTCTAACAGGTTGTACTTTAGCTAAGTACTTATCCTTACCACCAAAGGTAGCCGCCATCATATCAGCAAACTCTGTTAAGTGAGAGTTAGGGTCATACTCTTTTTTAGTGTCAAGAGCTTCTTGAGCTATGTATGGGCGAGGCATAAGAGGCTTAATAGTATTATCTACAACTTCCTCCTGCGAGAGAAACTTACTTAGATCTGTTGAATATGCATAGTTAACCATTTTACGGTGTACCTCCTTAAGTTCATCTACGTATAAAGGCAGCGCCGAAACTGCCAAGAGCGCCCCACATACCATTAGATACCTTAGCTTTTGCACTAGCGGCGGCGGCATCCGCTGATAGTTTTCCAAGTGCAAGTTGTGTTGCTCTCTCTGCGTCATTGTTTGCTGTTTGCCAAGCATAGCTCATTAAGTCCCTTGTCTCTTGCATAACCGCATTAAAGGCTAACTGAGTCATATTATTTGCCTCTGCTGCCTTATCACGGTTAGCTTGGTTGATAGCTGCTGTATCTGCTGTAGCTACCTGTTGATACCACGATGCGTTTGCTTGTTCAATTATGAGAGAGTTCTGAGCATTGAATTGCTCTCTAGCCTCTAACATTTTACTGTTGTGCATTGCCACTGCATTAGCTTCACCCGCATTAAACCTTTCCTGCGCGTTAGCCTGTTCATTGTTTTGTAATGCTACTGTTGCAGTTAAGTTATCATAAAACTGATTAACTTGTATCTCGTTAGTAGCATTAAACTGTTTAGCTGCATTGTCAGCGGCTGCATCTGTAAGCATAGCATTAGTGATTTGCTGTGACTTAAATATACTAGTTGACTGCTCATTGTCAAGGTTTTTCATGTCCATTTGCAAGAAAGCGTTAGCCTGTTGCACTTGTGCTTGCTGACGGTTGTTTAAGTTAGTCATGTCTAATTGGGACATAGCTGCAGCATCAGACAACACCTTAGCATTAGCTGCATCTAAGTTAGCTAGATCTACTGACTGAGCTAGTCTAGCATTCTCTAGTGCTACTTGTTGCTCTGCAGTGAAGTTCATGTTAGCTATGTCAGAGATCTTAGCTGCATTAGCTACACGAGTCTGAAACTCTTGGTTAAACTCTAGGTTGAGGAACTCAGCACGTTGCTGTGCAGCAAACATAGCAGACTGTTGCTTATTAGATAAGTTCTGTAACTCAAAGCTTGCTGCAGTCTTAGCATCCTGAGATGCAATAGGGATAGCACTCTCCATTGCAGCCTGTACAATAGCCTGACCAGCCATACTAGAAGAACTAAGACCCCTTGCGGCCATCTGTGCAGATGCAGCCCTCATAGCTCCTGCTGCCCATGCCGGGGGTTCTTTACCTTCAAAGTCTTCCATTAGGCCAGTTAGCTGACCCTGTACTGTAGCATCAGATGATGGTGCGCCTGTAGCTGCCTCAAAGTTAGTCTCTTTACGGACACGCTCCATATCTACGGTAGCGCCCTCAATCATCTCACCTTCTTCTAACTTACGTTCATCAGGTGCTTTAACTGTTTGTGCGGCTGTAATCTGTGCAGCATCTAAACCAAGCTGTGCTAGTTCTTCTGGCTTCATGGTTGCGGCCTTAGCTAGTGCCTCATCACTAGGTAGACCAGTGGCTGCAGTAAGCTTGTCAAGGGTGGCATCTATTTCCTTTGATACAGTTGTAGCTTCTACTGTAGGCGCACGGGTTTTCTCTGGGGCAACAACAGCATCAGCAGTTCCAGCGGTAGTGACATCTGCTTGAACTACAGGGTCTTCTATTTTAGCCGCATCTTTACTAACAAGCTGTTCATCAGTAGTAGTAATCTTTTCTACGTCAGCACCTACAACACCAGATGTAGGATCTTTCTGTATGTCGCTAACCATCTCAGCAGCGGAGTCTATTTCAGTGGTTTTAAAGCTTGACTGAGCAGTAGTAAGAGCCTCTTGCGCCCTAGTTAATGCAGCCTGTTTATCATTAACTCTCTCTACTAGAGATGTGTTCTCTGGATTAGCTGCCTGTGCATCTCTAGCGGCCTGTAGTGCAGCCATAGCATCACTTACACGCTTTTGTGCGGAGTCTAGTTTAGCTTGACCACCCTGTGCATAACCCCTAACATAAACACCCTCATTAGCCTTCACTGGCTCTGGGTTGAGTATACGCATTGCTTGCTCTGTAGCATTACCAAGCTTCTGCTGATAGGCAGGATTAGATGCAATAACTTTACGTTGTTCATCTTCTTGCATACCAGCTAACTCAGGCAGTATCTTGCCCCTCTGCTCTGGTGTAAATCCTAAGAAACGTTTTGCCATCTATCTTATCCTTATTTGCCTACTTGCATCCATACAGCAGTAGCTATGAATGTCAGTACTGCAACTGTTCCTAATTGTACTAGTGTCTTCCATACACTCTTTTTAGTATCTCGCCATGAGTCTAACAAACTGCGCAACTCTTTAATGTCATTAGCTGCATCCATGTCAGATAACCCTAAGTCGCACAGAGCTTGTTTAGCGCCCTTCTTAGCGGCCCTATCAAGCATAGCTTCAAGTTTCTCTGTGGTCAAGGTATCCATGTTTAATCTACACCATGCTTATTTAAAGGGCAGTTATTACCAGACAGTCTAGCCTTAAACAACATTAAACAGCCACACTCTTTACACGTAGTAGTGGCAGCATTGTAACTTTCACAGCTTTTACAGATGTCTAATTTCTTTTTATAGTTATCACCAGAGTCTAAGAACATCATTGACTGAATTCGTGTATAGAGGTGCCACCTGATATGCTATCGAAATTAACCTTACGATTTAGCCAATCTGTAATAGTCTCCTCAATCTTAGTCGTATTAGGGAATGTACCTAATGCTTCCCAGATACGTGTGCCATTATGTAACGCTATAATAGAGGGAATTACAGGGGGTGCAAATAAAGGTATGTCTGAAGAGGTTATGTCTAGTTTAGAGAACGTAACTGTAGGGTAGTTGCCTTCAATAGCCTCTAATTGAGTTACCATTTCTACACATGCATAGCATTCACTGTGATGTAATACGACCAAATCCCAAGAGTCTTCTTCGCTCCGTTTGTTAATTAAGTCTTGCTGTGTAACTGTTGTTATTGTCATTATACGTATCCTACTTGGTCTGCTGTCATTGAACAGTATCTGATTGATATACCTGCATCTGGGAAACTAGCGGTGCAACCATAATCATTCTCTAGGTAAAAAAGCCAGCCGGGGTCATTTTGATGTATGCCTGTTACACCATTCCAGTCATTTGGATTGATGTTAGGTGTATTTGTAACAACACCTCCCTGAGTGAATCCAGAGGGACAACTAGCTGGTGTATTATAAGTACCTGCAAAGCCGTTACTCCAACAGGGTCCAGTTCCCATAGCAGTAGTATTATCAAATAATAGGTTAAGTGAAGTTATCCCATAGGCAGCACCACTACCATACTTATAGGGAAAGTGGTTGTACACAGCCTCCCTCTCTGCGGAAGTCTTCTCTGGTATAAACATATCATATGAACCAGAACCAATTAGCAGACGCCACCTACCATATTCAGGTCTAGAGGAATCATCCCCAGACCCATAACGACCTAGTAACTTAGTGTTAGTAGTTAATCTACGGCTTGTCATTTAAACGGTCTACCTCTGCTTTAAGTTCTTTAACAGCCTCAATAAGGTGTGCGATAATAGGTGTTGCATTAACAGACAAGAACCCATCATCTTTAGCCACAACAGCCTCTGGTATAATAGCCGCAACCTCTTGAGCAATTACACCTATGTCGTGATTACCTGTTTCAGACCAATCAAAAGAAACACCCTGCAGTTGCCCTATAACATCAAGAGAGTTAGTTACAGGTAAAATGTTTTCCTTAAGACGTTCATCTGAGCTATAGTAGAATGCTGTGGCATATAGGTTATTAGCACTAAAGTTTTGACTACCAGAACCTGCCTTGTAAGCAAACCTGCTATTTGATTCACCTTCAGTGAAGTAACGACCGTCTAAATTAACTGATGATAAGCCTGTTATATGACCGTAGCCATCCAGAGTTATATCTTGAATTACTGTTCCATTACTATTATTGACAGAACCTTGGCTAGATGTGTCGGTGTGACTAAAGGTTGTACCTGATAAGCTTAGGCCACCCCCTGCACTATAAGTTGTATTGGTGTTTACTACAGTTTCAGTAGCAGTAGATAAGCCTGTAACGTGTCCGTAAGTGTCTAAGGTTATGTCTTGAATGTAAGTACGACCAGAGCCGTTTACTGACGTTTGAGAAGAAGTATCAGAGTGACTAATAGACCCATTGGAGATTCCAATACCGGAACCTGCACTAAAGTGCGCTCTTACTTGAGCAGCGCTAGGACCAGTGTAGGTAATAACACCAGAAGTACTATTATAAGACAGGCTACCATCCCCACCTGCATCAGTTACAGAGATAGCACCTCTTGCTCTTGCAGTAGTGTGATACAGATTGCTAGAGCCTTCAGCTATTGTGTCTGTGTTACCCTGTGTAAAACTCATCACACCTGTTGTACTGTTGTAGCTTAAACTACCTGTTGCAGATATAGCAGCCCTTGCTCTTGCAGTAGTGTGGTATAGGTTAGAGCCTTCAGAAAGATCCCCTGTGTCGTGGTTACTTATGCTAGATACAGTCCCAGTAACATTACCAGTAAGATTACCATTAACACCACCATTAGCCGCAATAGCACCTGTAGAAGTAATAGTACCCCCTACGATAAGATCACCACTAGATAAAGTTACATCACCAGCGTTTACAGTGACATTGTTTGAACCAGAGACAGTAACAGTACCGTTAAGAGTAGTAGCACCTGTTACAGCTAGAGTACCAGCTAGTGTAGCGTCTGCACCACTTAGTGTGATAGCTGTAGTAGAACCAGACTTTACAACAAGGTTGTTACCCGTCATTAGTGAAAGTACCAAAAGTAGTACCTGCATCTTTCAGCAAGATATCACCACCGTCAGCATCAAGTGTAATATCACCTGCTGCATC